CACTGGTGTTACAGGCGTTGGCGTAGGCACTGGTGTTACAGGCGTTGGCGTAGGCACTGGTGTTACAGGCGTTGGCGTAGGCACTGGTGTTACAGGCGTTGGCGTAGGCGTAACGGGCACAGGCTGAAGGATTCCTGTTGGGTCTACTTCAATTGTGCCGTCCAAGTTTAGTATGTAGTCGCCTACATCAATTCCACCTTTGTCATTAAAGTTGAAATTGAACTCGCTTAATTGGTCCGCGGATATAGAACTGTAATCCCCACCCATGTCGTCGCCAGTCCTGCCGCTGTTTAACAGTCCTAACAATGCTTCGATGTTTGGGGCGTCGCTACTGCTTAACAAACCACTGTTTAAAACACTTGTTAAAGCGGCAACAGTGCCAGCTTTGTTTGTGTTAATGGTTGCGGCCGCGTTGGCGTTTTGGTAGTTTCTACCCTCGTTGCTGTACGAAGGGGTATATTGTGTGCCCGTTAAACGGGTGTACTCGGCGTTAAGGTTTGCATCATCAGGGGTTTTTGCAAGTTCAGCCTGTAAATCTTTTACAAAGTTTTGGGTTGCATATTGGGTGCCGTACGTGTTTGCGTACTCGCTGTACCCACCACCACGAATAATATTGCCTGCGTTTGCTGTAGATGAACCGGTTGTGCCTGTTGTGCCTTTTGTTCCTGTTACATCTTTAGCAGTTGTGTCCACAGTGGTAACAGACGTTGCGCCCGGCAAACCTGTAGATTTGCTTGCGTTAATGAAGTCTATGTTTGCGGGGTTGTTCGCCCATTTTTCCCACGCCGCACGCACGTCCATGTTCTTGGAACTTGTCGCGGCGTTCTGGTACATTGCTGGAGAAACGTTTACTTTTTCACCACCAACAGTGTAGGTCATTTGACCTGTGGCGGCGTTGTATACAAGCGGAACGGTTACGTTCTGTTTTGTATTAAAGTCGTACGCGCCAATAGACACCGGACGTCCACTGGCGTCCATAACAATTTGACCCGGGTTAGCTTTAGGCAAATCAGGCAACCCGGCACCAGCGACGATGTTCCAAGAATCAGAGACCACAGCCACGTCGTTAATGTCATCGGTGGTTGCTTCAGCAATGGTCTGACCAGTGGTGGCGTCGATGGTTGTTCCGCCGGTATTGGCGGTGGTGTTTGTTCCTGTGACGCTGTTAGACGCGGCCAGTGCGTCCTCTGGTGTGCCGCCGGCGGTAATAACGTCTTTAAACGCGGTAAACGCCGCGTTACTCGCGCTGGCTGTTTTAGCCGTGTTATTAAACGCCGACGCGGCGCTAGCCAACCCAGATACATCACCGGTTTTAGTAAAACGATCAAAAGCCTGTGTCAGGCGCAAAGCCGACGCGGCCAGTTTGGCATCACTGCTACCAGTCAACGAGCCCGCGGCGTCCGCCATGCCTGCGTAGTCGTTGTTAGCAAACGCGGTGGCCGCGTTAAGGAGTGTTACGCCCGTGCGGAGTTCTGTGGGCAAACTAGCACCAGTATACCCCGCAACAGAATTTACGAGACCCGCCACGTTGCCTTTTTCTAGTGCGTTTAACCCACCAACAATGTTTCTAGCGTCGCTAATGGGGATACCCATAACGTCTGTAAAACCAGCAGACCCCGCCGCGCCAAGTGCGCCAAGAAGTGCGCCAGTATAGTTGCCTTGGCCTGCCGATATGGCGGCGTTAATGCCTTGTGCAAACGGCGCCACGCCCGGAATAAAAGACCCTAAGGTCAAGAGCATCTGCAGGTCACTGAGGTCCGTTGCACTGGAGCCTTGGGTTGTGTACAGAACGGGTTTACCCTGCGCGTCAAAACCAACACGGTACGCTGTGTTGCCTTCGCCGGTGTAAGTGCCAGAAAACGCGTTACCTACACCGCCACGCTCACCAAAGTCGTTGACCAAGGGTTGACCTGTGACTGTGTTGTATAAAACTGTTTGCGTGGTTTCTGGGTTCCACGTGTCACCCTGCTCGGTGCTTGTGTAGTAGCCGGGATTTGTAACTGTCTTTTGACCAATTTGGTTAATGTTTGTAATACCAGAGGCCACCAAATTCTGGGCCATGGCACGCGCGTTAGCGTCGGCGGAACCAAAACCTTGGCCCGTCCATTTGCTTAAATTACCCTGACCAACAATTTGGTTATACACGTTGTTAACGTCTGCGTTGTTCAGCGTGTAATTTTGACCACCAAACGTCGCGGCTGTTGTGTCCGCGGGAGTTAGGGAGATTGTTTCTTCTGCAGGCGTTACAGGCACTGGCGTTACAGGCACTGGCGTTACAGGCACTGGCGTTACAGGCACTGGCGTTACAGGCACTGGCGTTACAGGCACTGGCGTTACAGGCGTAGGCACTGGTGTTACAGGCGTAGGCACGGGCGTTACAGGCGTAGGCACGGGCGTAACGGGCACTGGTGTCACAGGCGTAGGCACTGGCGTAACGGGCACTGGCGTTACAGGCACTGGTGTCACAGGCGTAGGCACTGGCGTTACAGGGGTAGGTGTTACTACAGTGACTAAAGCGCCGGGATCATTTGATAAGTCGAGAGATGATAATCCACCAAGGTAAGTATTGTAATAATCATTTACTTGGTTGGTGTCAATTGCATAACGGTTAGCGATCATGTCAGCCAAACCGGCGTTGGCATCCAGACCACCTGCACCTTGAACGGCGGCGGCAACTTGGTCAGCAGTAGCTTCTGGGTTTTGTTCAAACCACCAGTTAACTTGATCTTGTGTTAATGCCATTTGTGTGCGTGTTGGTTGGGTATTCCTATAGAGAATTACCCATAATTTGAGGTGTTTATGCCCCGTTGCCGTTGACTGCGACAATCAGGTTGTTGGCCCAGTCTTGCCATCTTTCAAACATCTCTGGGTTAGGCACAGCGTATTTATCAAACACAGGATTGACCGTGACCGCTTGGGCTACTTCAAGCCACTGGTCTTCAGGCAAGTACGGGAACTGCTGTTCACCAAAGTAGTGAATTAAGTTCCCGTTCCAGTCTTCCCAAGTGCTGTACTCAGGCAAGAATTCGATTATCATTTAGGGCCGTTCGTCGCCGAACTCGGCGGTAATTAGCGTTCTACCTGCCTCGTAATCCCCATCAATAACGTTACTGCGCCAGCGCAGACTGACAAGACGCGCCTCTACGCGCAGGTCAACTTTGCCTGACGTGGGAGTGTAGGTGAAAGGGCCTTTCTCTTCCACGCCGTCGTTGGCAAAAGGCCTACCAACAATGGTAAGTTCCATGTCACCAACCTGTTTAAAATCTGGCTCAATACGGGTTAGGTGCATGCGTCGGTTGACACCCATGGCCTCGTCTGAGGCGGGCGTGCCGCCCACCCAACTAATGTCACAGGTTTCTACAAAAGAGTCGATGGCAATCTCTTCTGTGGCCGTAACCTTGTTCTTACCGAACTCTTGCTCCCAGATTACATAACCACCAGTAGCTTGCGACATGGTACTGCCCGCAACCACCGAGACTGGCACAATGTCAGCAAACGTCAGTGTGGTGTAGCCACCAGAAGAGTTGTTTGTAAACGTTGCGGCGGTGATCTGGTTGGCTGACGCAAAGTTTTCACCGATCTGCGTGTTAAACACCATGAAACTGCCGGCGGGGTTGGTTGTCAAATCACCCGGGGCAATCACCTGATAGGCCGTTGTGGTGGGCGCTGTGCCTCTGTTTGGGCCGTAGGTCAGTGTGTAGGTCTGGCCAAGCTGACCAGTAAAGTCCCAACCTGCCCAAACAGGGCGGGGGAACACCTCGGTCACATAACCACAAGACCTGCGTGCGCCTTCAGCTTGGCCTGCGTCGTACCAGATGTTATCTTTAACGTTAAAGATAATACAGTCTGTGCACTCTGTTGCTGTGCCACGTGGGTAGAAGAACCAGATCTCGTTATAGCGCGGGACCTTGGTTGCCCACACTTTTTGACGTGCGGTAAAGTTGATGTTGTCAAACAGGTAGTTAACGTTCTTGTCGTTGGGCAAAACCTTAACACCGCCGTTGTACAGATAGAACCGGTCAACACCCATCCAAAAGAACGTGCCGTCCATCTCAACCACAGAGCTAGACGACATAATAGACGTTTGATTAGACACCGTGTCGTAGCGCCAGTAGTACGGCGCCGTGCCTGTGAAGGACACACGCACCAAAGAGTCTGTGGCCCAGAAGAGACCAGAGGGTGATGACGTGCCGCCGCGAATGGGGAAGCCACGCACGATCTTGCCGGCCGTCACGTTCACCTCGTTGGCCAGTGTGCCGTTCCAGTCACTGAACGTTTGCACGTTGGCTGTGGACGAGTTAAACACCACGTTGTTGTTGCGTAACAAACCAAAGTTGCCGTACACAAACACAAACGGATGTAGCACCACAACACCGCCACTGGCGTCAATTGGTAGGTACGTAGGTGTTGAACCTGTGGAATCAATCACCTCAGTTAGAATGTACTTGCCTGTTGTCGGGTCTGGTAAGAAATTACCGGCAAACAGTGACGTGTTAACGCCAGAGTCAATATTGTCTAGGTTATGGCCGGGGTGGGCCAACAGTTTGGAATTGCCTACACCAGTGGAGTCGTACGCAATGTCAAACTGCCACAAATGTTGGTTGCTTGCGGCAAAACCATTGGGTACGTAAATTTCAAACGGCACGGTTGGCATGCCCGTTACAGCAATTAAATGTAACTCTGTGTAGTTGCCGGGGGTGTTGTAAGTCGGTGCTGTATTTGTGGTGTAGTTAGTGCGAACACCTGCCGTGTTGTACGCCCAGAATGTTGTGCCGTTAGGAAAAGCCGCAAGGTGGTTGCCCTTAACGTGAATTGTTTTAGGAGACACGTTAACCTGAACAACCACGTAAGTCTTGCTGAATTCAATAGGGAACGGGCCCACACCAACACCTTGGTCGGTGCCGGTGTTAAACACCTCAACACCCTTGTAGTTACCCGCGTAGATGTAGTTAACGCCGTTTAGTGAGTTGGTAATCATCCCACGAGGGATACCGGTGGGGGAGGCAAACATTTGGCGGTAGCCACCAATCTTCTTTGCCTTACCACGCTGAAACCTTGCCCACTTGCCGTCGTTGTACTCATCAGCCTCAAAGCGTGTACCGTCCCGCTTGATGCCGGGCTTTACAAAGAGGGTGAAGATTTTGGACGGTTCAGTCGCCATTAGAACGCCCCACCAGAGATCAGGTCAGCCTGCACGCGCCCCACAAAACGGGACACGTAGTTGCCCACGCCGGCCGTTGCGTCTAGTGTGGCAATGTTAGTGCCCGCAACAGCAAAGCCCAGTTGGCCGTTGTTGGGTGAGTACATGCCCGTCACTGGGTCAAGCGTAAACGTGAACGCAGGCGCCGCCGCCGTGCCGCGGTTAGCTAAATACTGACCGATGTTGGTTTGAATCAATGGGTACAGGTTAGTACCATCGCTCAGTACAATAACCTGCGTAGAAGTTGGCAAAGAGTAGGGAGGCTGTGCGCTACCCTGCACTTGGAACGTCACGTTGTAGCCGCTCTGGTTGGTGTCGTTGAGCAGGTAGTACACCTGAGTCACGGCAGGCAACTGGACCAACAGGCTGGTTGTTCGAGAGCCACTCAGGGCTGTGTAGCGCTGAATAATTGGCGTGTTGGTGATCAGGCTCAGTGTGGCGCCGGCCACCACGTCAACATCGTACGTGGCAGAAGAGAACGTCAAACTGTTAGGGCGTGAACGACCAACTGTAAAAAAGTCTTGTTTGGCGGGGTCTTGGTTCACGCAGATAAAGCATGAGTCGCCAAGGGGGAGGGCCAAACTGGCCAGCCCGTCGATTGTTGAACCTGCAGACGCGGTGTTGATTGTCAACGTGCCAGTGCCGTTGTTACGCACCAAGATGTACCAACCCTCAGACAACGAGGCCACTGAGGGCAACGTGGTCGAGCCCGCACCACCGGTCCACACAAAACATTGCGCGCGAGACGTGTCAGAGAGGGTGATAGACGAGGAGTACTCGTTGGTAACGATCGTTGTCTCTAGCTTGCCTAGAATGGCCGCTGTGCTGTTTCCTGCCAGTGTGGCGGCGTCTGCAAAGGACGTGCCTACACCGAAAGCCACAACCCCCCACACACCCACGGCGGTGGTGTTGTCTGTCAGGTACGTGTAGTAAGCCTGACCCACGGGCACGGTGAACGAGCCAGTGCCGTCTGAGCGGGACACTGTGAACGCGTTAGCGCCTTGGTTGCGGAACAGAATGTCTTCGCCAACAGAGGCCTGCTGTGCGTTTGGCAACAGGAGAATACCACCGGCGGCGGACACAACGTCAATGATACGGGCGCTTACCTGCTGACCCGCGGTGCTAACGTACTGTGGCCAATAAAGCTGTACCGTGCCTGATAGCGCAATTGCTTCGTAACTTACGTCCGTTGGCTGGATTACGTTCCCGGTAAACGGGGAGGTGAATGTAGGCATTTAAGGTTCCTGTCTTGTTGCGTTGCGGTCGATCATGCGTTTCTGATCTTCACCTTTGAGTGCGTTAATAGCCTCGTCGTAGTAGCCCTTCCACATTGCAAGCTTGTCCGCGTTCTTAATAAAGCCCTGTGCCTGAAGCAAGGTGCCGTACAGCAAAGCCTGAGGTGCCTCGCGTGTTAAAAGATTTTCTTGATTCGTGATGTCAAGCGGCTGAATGCGGCTGTAATAAATAATTTGCAACGGGTAAGCGCTGTTTGGAGTTGGAGCAAGAGCCCAGTGATCATAGTCGTAATCTCCGTAGTACAAGGGTTGTCCATTACTGGACTCTGTCTGAAATTGGGACACGTAGTCCATGGACCTGTTAAGTACAGGCTGGCCGTTGATCTTCATGCTAACTGTTTTGCGCCAACGAGCCGGCTTTTCAATCACAGGGTCGTTGACAGTCAGTGTGGTGTTGACCACGTTCAACTGCATCAACGTTTTAATTTGGGCGGCAATGCTCTGCTCGGTCAACATGATTAACCGAGGAATTTGCGCAACAAAAGAAGTGTCGTCGCGCTCAGAGTAGGTAATGACATCCTCAACGAGGCTGTCATAGGTCATTGCTTCTGCGGCCATTTATCTCTTTCGGTTATTCAGCTTTTGCTTGCTGTTGTGCCAGTGACGCACGCGCGGCTTCTTGCGTTGTTTGGACCAACTGATAAACCTCTTGGTACGGGCGAGTGCCCAAGTACCCAAGAATCTGGTTTACCAAATCAGTGTCAAGTTCTACCTTCATGGCTTTGTAAACGTCCAAGTGTTGTCTGGGTTTTTGGTGGCAATGTCATTAAGCTCAACTTCTACACTGTCTTCTACATTCACATAAGTAATTTTGTCAAAAGGAAACTTTTCGTCAAAGCCTTTTGTTTCTGCATTGTAGTTTGGGTGTGTTTCATCGTAGGGGATGACTGCCTGAACCAACAACGGGTTTTCAGGGTTAAACATAAATGAATGAATGTGGAGGTGCTTCATACTTCCTCCGTTGCCTTGGCTTTTTCAATTACATCTGAAACATTCGTCAGGGCTTCCTCATGCTTTTGTGCTTGCGGAATTGCTTGGTCTTGAATCATCTTCATCACAGGTGCAACCTGATGAAAAGGCAAGTGTGCCAATGTATGCAAAATGTCATTCACCTGATCAACAGTAAATGTCAAATCAATTGGCAAATGTCCAATAGGGTTTTTCTGTTCAGTCATGTTTTTCCTTTAATCAATTTGAACAATAGATGCTGTTGCGTTGCCAACAACAGTACCAACGCTTGGTGTAAATACTTTACCAATTATACCGCTGGCGGGGGTTGGTTGAGCGGCGCTTGGCAAAATGGCTGTTCCTGTGCCTGAATACGCAAGCCCCATTCCTGCTTGGCTTATGTAATTCGTGTTATTTATTTGCTGGCTGTTAAAAGATCTGCCAGTCCATGTAACCAAATCACTTGACGTATACATTATTGCATTTGTGTCCATTAAATAATACGTTGAGTTGGCGTACACCATTCTATTAACAGTGGGGTTTACGCCAGCACCGGGGTTTGTTTTTCCTGTAAATGCGCTGACAACACCTGTTGCTGAAGTAGTAAGATTTGTACTGCTTAAAAACACATTTTGAGAATTTAGGTAATAAATGCTTTCAATATTAGCAGGCATTGATACCCAATCAAGACCATTTGTACTGGTTAAAACTAAACCTGAAGTATTTATTGCAACAAACTGCCCGTTGTTATATTTAATTGGCGAACCACCAAAAGAGCTCATTTGTGTAAAACTAGATGCGCCTATTGACTTTTGGGTGAATGAAGCGGTTTGATTAGTTGATACAGCAATTTGCCCGTTAGCCCACAAAATAACAAGGGTGCTTGTAGCCGTGTTGCCGCTTCTTGCAAAACCAACGCAAGCGCTTCCAGATAAAAGGCTAAAGTTAATTCCGGGAGGGTTAGGCCCGTAAACACCAGACTGAATCAACGGGGATCCTATACCAGAATAATTGCCTGTGATAACCCACCCATTTTGTGTACCTACTAAATAGCCAGTAGCACCGGGAACAACCCCCGCAGAGACAGAGTACCCTTGCCCGTACCCATTGTTGGCAAATGTTTGGGCAAATTGACTATCACCCGATTGTTGTGTTGCGCTAGTCCCATACCAGTATGCAACTGTGATATTTCCACCCTGAGAATAAAAAGCAAGCGCAATCCAAGATTCATCAATAGGGTTGGCAACAAAACAAGGAAAAGACTGAAATTGTGCATTTCCATTCGATGCTTGAGTAGAAGCAAACTGCCAATTTATAGTGCTTTGTACACCAGTTGCATTTTGGTTATAGCAAAAGAAGTTTTTTTGTGACGTGTTAAAAAAACCTAACACTTTGTTATTGAGTGTGGAATTTGTGGTGTTATCATAAGCCCCTCTAAAAACTGCATTAGCAGTTTGAGTTTCTCCAGTTAACCCGCTTGTATTCGATTCTGCCCAACTTACACCATCGCTTGAATATAAATAGTAATTCTGACCAGCACTTGTAGTCCTATAAATCATGTGTCCACCATTATTCGTGTAACAGATATAGGTACTGTAGTTAGCCAAACTATTACCACCAACAGTGGTCACGTTTGACCAAGTTGCACCAGTTGGAGAAGACGTTAAAAAAGTATTGGGGTTAGCATTAGCTGTTAAAGCATTAACGGCTAAAATTTTATTGTTGGTAACAGCAAAATTTCCATTTTTATTTTGCGTGTTTCCACCTAAAAGATAAACATAGGGTTGTGTGTAGTTTGTAAAATCTGGTGTGTAGTATGAAACACCTTGATTACCATAAAAATAATCAGTTCCAATATACGCAATTGAATATATTGTGCTTCCATTAAATACAGTAGCCTCAGTCCAACTTAATGGCGTAGTAGTTGCGTAGTAACTATAACCACTTCCACCACCAGTTACAAATTTCCCACCCCCGTATGTTAGCGCCCAACAAGCATTAGTAGAAGGCAAAGAAACTTGTGTCCAAGTTATCAAGTCTGTGCTGTAGTGGATTGTGCCACCAGTTGAATTAGAAACAACATAATACCCGTTGCCATAAGTACTGTTTACCAAAGTTACAGATGCAGTAAATGTTCTGCTTGTGAATGTTATACCATCTGTGCTTGTTAAAATTAAGCCATATCCAGTTACTATGTCTTGACCAACAGCAATGTAGTTTCCGTTTAAATAGTTAATGTTGGCAATTCTGTAGTTGCTATTGTTTACAACAGTTTCTGTTTTGTATGCGGCTGTTCCTGTTGTAGAAATAGAAATTGAATCTCCAGCCGCAAGCGTAATTGGCGATTGCAACAAGTTAATAGATTGCACTCCTGCGCCAGCAGGATAAGCTGTTTGGGCAGTCCAACTTGTATATCCAGTTAGTTGACCTCGCACCAAAGGGTAGGTAACACCACCAGATACTTTGTTTAAAGTAACTGTGTCAAAAGTGGTTACTAGAGAAGAAGCAAGCACACCCTTAACAACAGCAGTCTTAGTAGCGGGTACTGTGTAGATTGTTGTTGGCGTAGTTGAGTTGTATATAGCTGATGCGGAGACTGGAGTTTGTGCCATGATTTATTCCTTAACCCATGAAATACCAAAGAAGTGAATTGTCAGCAACAGCCAGCGTCACCCATGTAGGTGCGCTTGTTCCATTGCTCTGAAGATATTGACCGGGTGAGCCTGCGCCAGTGAACCCTGTCGTGCTTGGTGCAGTCTGATAAGGCATCGCACCTGCAACACCACCAGCTAGATTAGTTGCTGTACCAATCACAATAGCAGAGGGTGTGCTCCATACAGGAGGTGTTACGTTACCTGTACTGGTCAGAATTTGATTTAGAACACCGTAGTTTCCGTTAAACGCAACAGATCCTGTGGGGCTGATTGTCATCGAGTCCGCGGCGTTATCATTGGTCACCAAACGCAACTCATGCGCTGTCTTTGTACCGATAACTAAGTCAGAGTTGGTAGAGAACAAGTACACCGCATTAGGCAGTTGGAACGGGCCAACTCCAGTGTAGGTGGAACTGTTCATACCAAAGTTACCATAGTACGTGGTTGCCGTGCCTAGGTCGTTGGAAACAATATAGTCTACTGAAGCAGATGTGCCATTACTCTTATTTTGAAGAATGTTTTGAGCGTAGCTGTTTACTGTGGTTGCGTAAGAACCAAAAATGTTTGTATCTAGGTATGAAATTGTTCCATAACTGTACGCCCCAATGTTTGAAGAAGCAACAATGGACTGATTAGCAACAACATACGCGCCAGTGACAGAGGTTCCTGCTGACAACGATGTTGTTGCGCTAACAGAGGTGCCTGCACTGACTGCTGTGCCTGCGGCAATTGTTGTTCCTGCACTGACACCTAAAGTGGCGCTAACTGAATTTGCACCCACCGCACCAGTGGCAGTAATGTTTGTTGTGCCAACTGTGTTTGTCGCTGAGTTAAACGTTAGGTTTGAATTGAACGTTGTTGTACTGACACCGCTTTGGAACGGAATCTGGTACTGCGCACCGCCAGAGATGTTAGCGGTTGTCGTTGCGGCTGGCGCTGACACCCACGCAAACGCAGAGCCAGTCCATCCAAGAACCGTGCCGGTTAATGTTGGGGCGCCGATGAAAGACGTTGTGCTAGACGCTGTTTGGAACGGCAGTTGATTAGCCGCGCCGTTAGCCAAGTTGGTAGAGGTCGTTGCTGTTGTTGCTGACGTCGCTGAACCCGCGGTTGTGGCGAATCCTGCAGTAGCCGCGCTACCAACAGACAGACTAGACTGGTTTACAAACTGTGGTGCTGAACCAGTGGAGGTCAACACATAGTCAAGTGCACCGATAGGCAGTGACGTGGGTGCTGTGCCTGTTGAGTAAACGATCGAACCAGCCGCACCGATCGACGCGTAGACTGGCGCTGTGCCGTTTGAGTACAACAAAGAGCCCGCCGCACCAAGCGCCGCAAACGCGGGCGCTGTGCCTGTTGAGTACACGATACCACCGGCAGTGGGGGCTACTGAGTACGCGGGTGTTGTGCCGTTTGAGAACAGCATGCGTCCTGCTGTGCCAAGTGTCAGGTACGTTGTTGTGCTTGGTGCGCTTTGGTAAACAATTGCGCCTGCAGTACCGCCGGGCAAATTGCCGGTTGCTGTTGAAGAGTCTGCAAGCGTCTTAATCAGACCGCCGCTGTCTTTAAAATACAGTTTGCCGTCGGTGGTGTTGAGCGCCAACTCTCCGGCAATTAAATTGCCAGAGGTAGGCACCGACGCCGCGGTGGAACTGAAATAAAGTTGAATTGGTGTGAATCCCGCTTGTGCCATAGTTATTTCTTCTTATCGGGTGTAGTAGGAAACATTCGGGCGGAAGAAAATAGGAGACTTATCGCGGTCCTCTTCTTCGGCCGACAGCGTTGCCTCTGCGGCATCTTGTTTCAGCATGGTGATTCGTGCAGGGTCAATACCGGGCAACAACTTGGCCAAGCGGTGTGACAACTGGCCTTGGATGGCAGGCACCCAACGGTCTGGAATGGCAATCTCGTCGGTCAAAGTACCAACGTCTTGTGGTTGCAACTCAATGACAAACTGGAACACTTGGAACGCGTTTTGTGGCACAGGCCACACGTTGATTTCCGGCGTAACCTGACGGTCCATCCAGAACTGCAACGCGCGCACACTTAAAAAATCTTTGTTAGGCAGGCTGAAGTAGTCGTTGCGGTTCATCCGCGCCATAGGGATGTCTTGTTGCACAGAAGCCAGTGACAGTGACTTCACAACAATTGCCGACGCGCTTGTGTTGCGGAAACGCCAGAAGCCCGCCGCAGGAGACCCGTCAATTTGCAGGTAGCCCCAGTTGTTGACCGCGCTGTTACTCACCGTGCCAATTGTGGCCCACGTGATGTTGTCGTAGCTGTACTCAACAGTCAGTGTTTTGTTTGGTGTCTCGCAGTAAAAACCTGCGCTCAAGAAACGTGGGCTACCGCTGAAAAATGCCGAAGCAGACGCGCCTGCCGCAATGCTATACGACAGGTCCAGTGTGTTTGTGTTGAACACCAGTGTTGTGTCTGTTGTGGCAGAGGGCTTGGTCAGTGTGCGGTAGTTGGCCTCACGAATGTCCACGGTGCCCACAGGCAGTGTGTAGGCGCGCTGTTGGGCCTCACTACCCATTACAATGTACTCAAGCAACCACAGGTTCACACCGCGGTTCGACAGGTTGATCAGGATGTACCACAGCGCCTGACGTGCCGCGTTGACGTACTCCGGTGTCAACTCCTCTGACAGCTTGCCCGCTTCTTTGTAGGCAAACGAAATCAACTGGTCAACCGATATGGTGGTTTGACCAGTTGTGTTAGAGGTGTTGTCGTAGTTGCTTGCCATTATTTTTTCTTAATGCGCTCTGGAAGTTTCTTCTGAGCAGGGCCTGCTTTCACAAACTCTTTGCCAACAGACTGTTTGATGCCTACCTTTTTGGCAAACTCGGGGGAGTGAGCCACCCCCTGCATCAAACGTTCCTGTGACTTAGACTTGATGGGCATTTAGCACGCACCACCCATGTTGTACTTCTCAACAACCTTCTTTGGACTTTTAGCGTTAGGCTTTTTGTTATCTTCTTTAACACAGGTCATGCCACCGGCCTTGTACGTACGCACAGTGCCTTTCATTTTAGCGCGGCCACCCTTTTTGAGCTTGGACATGTCTGTCTTCTCGCCACCGTGGGCTTGCTCGTCGTGCATCTTGAAAGCTTTTTTGACGACCTTCTTGTCTTGCGCCATGTCTGCGCCTTCAGACTCATAGTCTTTTTTGGAGTGGTCGATGCGGGGTTTGTAAGTAGAGGCCATTTTATTTCCTTTTTGTTTTAGCAGAGTCTTTGAAAGCCTGCGCTGTTGGTGCGCCTTTGGCGCCGGGTTTTCTCATCGTTTCAGCAGGGCGCCCTTCGGCTTTTTGCTTTTCGATACGTTCTCTTTTTAGGTGAATATTTGCATAGAGTCCGGGTTTCATATCAGCAGTTCCAACTTTTCAAAGAGGCTTTAGCGCGTTCTGCAGGCCCTTTAGACTTTGCTACCACGCCTTCCATCCTTGCACAAAAACTTGCCTTACGCCCCGCGTCTGCCTTGGTCTTAGGGTTTGGCGCAGGAGGCTTCAAGTTTGAATTATTCTTGGCGTTGTACTCGGCACGGCCTTTGGCCGTCATGCCCGCACCCTTGTCGGTGGGGTTATACGTTTTGTCTTTTCCCGTGGTTTTACGGGGAATAGGTTTATCGTGTTCTCGTGCCATAGTGTTACGCTCCTATAGATAATTACCCACAAAAAAGGGCATTCCTGCCCTTAAAGTAACGCGCATTCGGCCACTCGCCTTTTGACCAAACCGGGTAAAACTTTACCACCACCCTTGGTCCAGAGCATAAGTTGCTCTTTGGCACCCTCCCAGTCCTGCGCGTTGATCTTGCGCTTGAGTGTGGAGGTCTGGAGTCGTCCAATCCCAAGGTTGTAACAGAAGTCCACGATGGCATTACACCTGCGTTCATCCGCCGCCAGTATGGGGCAGTTGCGCAACACCCCGGGCAGGTAGTTGTGGTGCAACTCGGTCATTAAGAGTGCCCTAGCTGTGGGCTCGTCCATGGGAGGGTCCTCTAGGGTCACCTTGCGCCCGTCTGCGTAGTAGGTGGACCCGTACCCTATGGTAGCCACGTTGGCAGGGCACAGGTACGGTTTAGCCCTGTATCCCTCAAACTGACGGCAGAACGCC